TAGGAATTGGTGATAGTACCGCTTTGTGGTTTGCACAGTTTGTTGGTCAAGAAATACATTTAATAGATTATTACGAAAATAGTGGTGTAGGTTTAGACCATTATGCAAAAGTTTTAGATGAAAAAGGTTATCATTACGAAGCACATATTATGCCCCACGATGTTAGAGTTAAAGAATTAGGCACTGGAAAAAGTCGTTTAGAAACTTTAGATAATTTGGGAATAAGAAATATCGAAATAGCACCCAGATTAAGTATTGATGACGGAATACAAGCTTCTAGGTCTATGCTTAACAAATGTTGGTTTGACGAAAAAAAATGTGAGCGTGGTATCGAAGCATTGTTGCAATACCGAAGGGAGTTTGATGAAAAACTAAAATCTTGGCGTGGTCGCCCTTTGCACGATTGGACTTCACACGGCGCAGATAGCTTTAGATATTTGGCTGTTGGCTATAGGCCAAGCATAGATTGGGGCGAACCTATAAAACGTAATCTAAAGGGTATAGCGTAATTTAATTTTATATGTTATAGAGATTCTTATAGGAGGGTGGCTATGGCAAAACCAGTTTGGAAAAGTAAAAATCCAAAACCTAAAAGTAAGCGGCGCAAAATGACCGCCAAGGAAGAAGCCAAAGCGAAGCGCACCGCAAAAGCGGCAGGCCGACCCTACCCTAATATGGTTGACAATTTACGAGCTATGAAAAAGAAGAAAAGGAAAAAGTAATGCCCTACGGTAAAGGTAAGAAAAAAGGCGGCAAGAAAAAATAAATGGCTTACACTAGCTTGATGGATATGTTTGACGGCGGCGGCGCAGGCCGTTCTGGTGCAACATTTCAAGGTGGTGGGCTATTAAGTGCATTAGCAAACAGGTTTGCCAAGCCTATAGGTTCTCAGCGTAGAAGTTCAGAAAACCTATCTAATATGATTAACCAGTTACAAAGCGGTGGAATGTCAAACAAATCCATTCCCAATATTATTGATATGACTGGCGAAGTAGAAGACCTTTCTGGGGTTGGCATACCAGAAAAAATAAATGTAAGTGAATTAGACGATATATCTTTTAAAGAATTTTCAGAATTAGCTTTGCCAGTTTTTGAAGAAAAAGGTGTAACTCCATCTTATGATGATTTATTAAGGGCATATGTTAATTATTTAAATAGGCCATAGAATGGCAAAAGACCCTAGACTAAAACGTGCAGGAGTTAGCGGATACAACAAGCCAAAACGTACCCCTAGCCACCCTAAAAAATCCCACATAGTTGTCGCAAAAGAAGGTAGTAAAATAAAAACTATTCGCTTTGGGCAACAAGGCGTTAAAGGTGATAAAAAGATGACCAAACGAAATAAAGCTTTTAAAGCAAGGCAAAAAAAATGGATAGATAGGGGCAAAATGTCGGCGGCTTATTGGGCAAACAAAGTAAAGTGGTGATATAGATGCCATTATCAAATTATACAGAACTAAAGGCAAGTATAGCTGACACGCTAAACAGAGATGATTTAACGGCAGTTATACCAGATTTTATAAAACTAGCTGAAGCCCAATTAAATAGAGATTTAAGGCATTGGCAAATGGAAGATAGGGTTATTGCAACAGCCGACCAACAATATTTAAGTTTACCCAATAACTTCATTAGTCCTATTAGAATTACTATGACCGCTAGCCCAACACATACTTTAGAATTAATAAGTCCTTTTGATATTTCTAAAATGCGAATGCAAAATTCTGATAATGTGGGTCGGCCTGAGTTTTATGCTGTAGTGGACGGGTCTTTTGAATTATATCCAACGCCAGATGCAGATTATGTAGTCGAGCTTGTTTATTATGAAAACATACCTGATATAGCCGCAAACACTACAAACTGGCTTTTAACAAATTACCCTGATGCTTATTTGTATGGTTCACTGCTTCACAGTTCGCCATATTTGCAAGAAGACCAGAGAGTAGCAGTCTGGAATGCGTTGTATCTAAACGCTGTTTCTGCTATAAATTTAGAAGGAGAGCGAGCTAGAACATCGGGTTCGGGTCGTAGAATACAAATTAGGAGCTATTAAATGGCAAGTTTTACAAAAGTAAATGACTTTGTGGTCAACCTAGCGAACGCGATGGACATGAACGCTGACACGTTTAAAGTTGCGCTTTCTAACACTGACCCAACATCTGGAACAAGTGTCGTAACAGATGGAAACGGTGTATTGGCTAATTGTGCTGAAATATCGTATACAAATCTTTCCGACAGAACATTGGCAAACGTAACCAGTACGCAAACAGGTGGCGTTTATAAATTATCGGCAGACGATAAAGTTTTGACCGCATCTGGCGGTTCTGTAGCGGCTTTTAGATATGTTGTTATTTATAACGATACACCAACCTCCCCCGCAGACCCTATAGTCGGTTATTATGATTATGGGTCATCATTAACACTTAATGATGGTGACACGTTTACAATCGACATCGGTACTAACGGACTATTAACACTTACTTAGTAGGAGCGCATCATGGCAAAACTATTTAACAGAGCCAAGATGAACACCTCAACAAGTGGCTCGGGAACTTTAACATTAACTACAGCCGACACTGGTTATCAAACATTTGCTGATGCGGGTGTTACAAATGGCGATGTAGTTGCATACGTTATAGAAGAAGGAACAAACTGGGAGATAGGAACAGGAACTTATTCTTCAAGTGGGACTACCTTAACAAGAACACCAACTGAGAGCAGTGGTGGCGGCAGTGCTATTTCATTAGGTGGGACTGCAAAAGTTTTTATCACTGCATTATCTGACGATTTTGGCAAGGTACAGCATGATGGCGTTACTAAAATGGTGGCGCACTCTAGCGGTATTACTGTTACTGGTAATGTTACTGTTAGTGGAAATGTAGATGGCAGAAACCTTGCAACAGATGGCACAAAGCTAGATGGTGTTGCAACTAATGCTGATGTAACATCTACAGCTTTGCCAAGTGCATTAACAGGGTTATCAACAGAAACAAGTTTATCAGGTTCCGATATAATACCAGTATATGATGGTACTTCTGCAACTTGGAAAAAAGCAACAATAACAAATGCTTCCTTACAAGGACCAACTGGACCAACTGGGTCAACAGGTTCGCAAGGGGCGCAAGGCAATACTGGACCAACTGGACCAACTGGACCCGCAGGCTCAAACGGTTCTACTGGACCCACAGGACCCACAGGACCAACAGGACCTCGAGGACCTACTGGACCTACTGGACCGCGCGGACCAACTGGACCGACAGGACCTACTGGAAATGCCGCGACAGGTTGGAACCAAGTGGGTTCTTATGCTCAAATACAATGGGCAGGGTCAGGGCTAAGACACGCAGGGTCAACCGTTGGGTCTAGCAGTTTATACGCTTGCAGTAACTATGCCTATCTTTATGGTGGACACTCTACAACCAACAGGCCAAGCGGCTCTTGGAGGCTTATGGGTGGTCTTGGTAGATATAACGGTTCATCAAACTTAAACCGTGACGATATGTATGCGTCAGTATTTGTGAGGTATGCTTAATGTCTATTCCAATTACAGAATACCGTAATGCTAAAGTTTTAACGGAAGACGGTGGGCGCATAGATGTTGAAATAAACCACCCTGATTATGGTTGGATAGAATACACGCTTGATGTTGAAGATACCGACATGACCATAGATAACAGCGCATTAATGACCTTAATCGGTGACGATAAAGAACCTTATGTTGCCCCTACAGCCGAAGCAATCGCGGCTGAAAAGGCTTTTGTTATAAGGGAAGAAAGGGGTTTTAGGTTGGCGCAATTAGATATTATTCTTTCTAATCCTTTACGTTGGGATGCAATGTCGGACGAAGAAAAAGCTCCTTGGATAGCCTACAGAACGGCATTATTAGATGTTCCACAGCAATCATCTTTTCCAGAAAGTGTTACTTGGCCTGCCTCCCCCGATGGTATGTTTTCGTAATGGATATAAAAGAAATTAATTTACTAGGAAATCGTTCGTTTCAAATAGATAATTTTTACGACCACCCTGCTTATATTATGGATATGGTGTTATCAGGACCACCAAATAAAGTAATGACTGAACACCCACTACATGGTGATGAGTTTTTTGATTTGCGCCATCATAGAAAAGAGCCAACGCTAGAAAAATATACAGACCAATTAGTTGAGATATTAGATAGTGAATTGCAATCTTTTGATGTTTATAAAGAGGAGGGTTGCGATGTTTTGGACACTAATTTTATGCGGTGGAAAAAATCAGATTGGAATAATTACGAAGAAAATTTTTGGTTTCCGCATCAAGACGATGGTTGGGTATGTATAGTATATTTAAATGAAGCCGAAACAAATGGAACAAATATTTATGTTGATAAACACGCAAGCATACATAGATACGGAGGCAAAAAAACGGCAGAAGACCGTCACCCTTGGAAACCTAAATCAGATTTTGAAATAGTAGATTATCTAGAACCAAAATTTAACAGGGGTTATTTGTTCAATGCAAAGCGCATACCTCATGGAGCCGCTATAAATGATGATACATATTTTTATTCCGAAGCAGACAAAAATTACAGTCGGCACAGATTAAACCAAGCTTTATTCTTTTTTCCAAGGCCACCAAAATAATGCGACAAAACTGGCAATTATATAAAAGAAATATTGCGCCTGACGTAGTGCAAAATATTATTGACCAAGCAGGCGAAACAACAAAAGCAGGCACGTTTAATAACGCAGACGATAGTGTTCGAAGCAGTCGTGTTTGTTGGCTTACAAACGAAGATTGGCTTAAAGATTTGCTATTTCAGTATGTAGACCATTCATGCCAAAATGCTTTTTATGTAAATGTTTTCAAAAATGCAGAAATACAATATACAGAATACCATGCTTCAGAAAATGGCCATTATGATTGGCATCACGACATAGATTGGAACGCAAATGATGGTTTAGATAGAAAGCTTTCTATAACTGTTCAGTTAAGCGACATAAATGAATACGAGGGTGGCGACTTTCAATTTACAGAAGTTCCAAACCCAGAAATGGAAGATGCAAAGCAAAAAGGTACTGTTTTGATTTTTCCAAGCTATTTAATACATCAAGTTTCGCCAGTGACTAAAGGCGTAAGAAAATCACTTGTGGCATGGTTCAAGGGACCAAAGTGGCAATAGAAAGGGTGTAAATTATGACAGCTTTCGCTCCGTTAGGCTCAACCGCAATAGGCCAAGCATCAACAAATGCAAATTATGCAATGGGTGCGGGTAGCGGAACTTTTACCCTGTCACTGCGTGGCGCGGCATTATTGATAGCTGATATTTTTCCTTATGGTGTTTTTCAAATTGACGGTAGACCTGTTACTTTAACCGCACAAAGGCCGTTATCTGTTAATCATGGTGCTTTTACTTATACTGGGCAAAACGTTGAGTTAGACTATGGTTTTGGAATTGTAGTTGATACAACAACATTTACATATTCTGGTCACAATGTAATTTTAGATGTTGGCTTTGGTATGGTTCTAGATACTGCCACTTTTGCAGTAACAGGACAAAATATAGATTTTACAAAACAAATGAACATTTCAGCAGAAACTGGAGCGTTTACTTATACTGGTCAAGATGCCTTTAAAGGTGTTGGCGAAGCTTTTGCTGTTGGAACATTTACTTACACAGGGCAAGCAGTGGATATGACGGTTCAAAGGCTGTTTCAACCGTTATCAGGCGAATTTACTTATTCTTTTGCGGCAGACATAAAAACAAGAGGTTGGTTTAGTCCAACCGTACCGCCTACAATATGGACTGATGCGGCCTAACGTGATAGGTTGTTATAAATAGGAGATAAAAATGGCTATTACACTTACCAAACCGACAGTTGGAGGTTCAGAGGGAACTTGGGGAAATACCATCAATACAGCCCTTGATGACGTACAAAACGCTTTAAATGGAACCGCAGGAACTGTTGCGCCAAATTTAACTAAAGTAACAATTAACGGAACTGACGTAACGGCAACGGCGGCAGAATTAAATGC